GGAGGGTGAATCGAATGAATAAAAGAAAATGTAATCATAAGTGGGTTGCGATGGAAGATGGGACGAACGATAAATTATGTATTAGATGTCGCAAATTTGCAATGCAAGCAGTTGCTGTTATTCCAAATGCTATAAACATCAATGAAGCAATAGAAAACGCAATGCATGAGCCGACAACACTAGAATCCATAGCAAATGAACTTCAAAGACAAGTAGGCAGAAGTAAAAGAATGAAAGGAGTGTTTTAAATGTTAAATGAATTGGACGAACGTGAAGTTAAATTAATCAAAGAGGTATCTGATAAAACAGGTTATTCAGTTAAAGAAATTCAGGAAGCATTCAATAATGTGAAGCAAGCATGTATCTCTATTTTTGAGGAGATTAAGCGCATAGTTAAAGATATCTATGATTATCTTGTAATGAAAAACTATAAGGAAAATAAGAAAAAATGGGAAGTACCAATTAAATATAAAATACCTGAAGCACCGTTTATCCAAAATCACAATTTACAATTTGCAAGAAATAATATTTAAGGGAGAGTGTAAAGATGAATGAAAAAATTAAATTGAAATGTTATAGATGTCATTCTACTATGCATTGTCGTAAGTCATATTTAAAAGATGGGATTAGTTGTAGCCTTTGTGAAGGACAAATGATGACTATTGGTCTAGTAGACACAAATGATATTAATAAATTTCAATTGAATCAAGCAATAGAAACTTTAAGAAATATTAAGTATGGAGAAATTGAAGGTGTAGGTATAGAAACGAACACTTATCAAGATGGTGCAAAATATTTAACTATCAATGTTGATTTTAAATAGAAAGGAGTGTGATCCAAATCTCCGAGCTACACGGATAAGTAGCCTTTGTCTAATCGAAAGGTGGTGATGATATTTGAATGTATTTCAACGACTGAAAGGAAGATTTTTTACAGCGTATGCAAAGTGGAAAACTGATACAAGTGACTTCACTCCATGGAAAGGTAGAACCTTTTGGGGAATTGATAATAGTAAATTAGCAACTAATGAAACAATATTTTCTGTTATTACTAGATTGGCCAATATCACATCTACACTACCCATTAAGCTACATCAAAATTATGAAACGATTAACAATCGTGCCTATGACATTTTGACGAACAGTCCAAATGAAAATATGCACGGATTCGACTTTATCAACAAGATGGAGGTTACAAGAAATGAAAAAGGTAATGCATATGCAGTAATTATGCGTGATATTCGTATGCAAGTAGAAAAGTTAGTGCCAATCGATTCAGATTATGTGACACCGTTTATTAATACAGATGATGATAATTTATGGTATGAAGTTCGCGGTACTGGTGGAACATATTATTTTCATAACATGAATATGCTACATGTTAAACATATAACTGGTACCTCAAGATGGACGGGCTTAAGTCCCTTAGATATTTTGAAAAACACATTAAGTTACGATAAAGCTGTACAGGAATTTAGTTTATCGGAAATGCAAAAGCCAGAAAGTTTTACATTGGAATATGGAGCGAATGTAAGTAAAGAGAAAAAACAAGAAGTAACAGATAACTTTAAAGAATTTTATATAAATAATGGTGGAATTTTATTCAAAGAGCCTGGAGTTAATATTGAACCGATTCAAAAGAAATATTTTGCTTCAGACACCATAAAGTCTGAACAAATTACACGTACTAGAGTTGCGAACGTATTTAATGTTCCAGCAAGCTTTTTAAATGAATCTGAGGGACAAAGTTATTCATCAAATGAACAGTTAATGATTCAATTTGTGCAAATGGCATTAACACCGACTATTCGACAGTATGAAAGTGAATTTAACCGTAAATTATTGACAGAACATGAACGTATTACATTAGGTTATTATTTTAAGTTTAATCTTGGCGGGCTATTACGTGGAGATACAAAAACCCGTACTGCTTATTATCAAGCATCAATTCGAAATGGATGGTTGTCACAAGATGAAATTAGAAGATTAGAGGACCATTCACCGGTTGGTGGTAATGCATCTAAACTGTGGGTGAGTGGTGACTTATATCCAATTGATATGGATCCTTCTGATAGAAAGATTACATCGAAAGGTGGTGAAAAGAGTGCCGAAGAAAAAGAAATCGAATAAGGTTTTCAAAATGAAAACTTCTACTGATGGAAAAACAGGAGAGGTTTTTATTTATGGGGAAATTACAAAATATGCTTGGACTGATGAAGGAGAACATTCTGCTCAAACATTTAAAAATGAATTAGATGAATTGGGTAATGTAGAAACAATCAATCTTTATGTAAATAGTCCAGGAGGTAGCGTATTCGAAGGAATCACAATCCACAACATGCTAAAACGACATGAAGCCAAGGTGATTGCATATGTCGATGCACTGGCCGCATCTATTGCAAGCGTGATTATTATGGCAGCTGATGAAATTCGAATGCCATCTAATGCCATGTTAATGATTCATAATCCGTGGACCTTTGTGATGGGAAATGCCGCTGAATTACGTAAAAAAGCTGATGACCTCGATAGAATCGGTGAATCGGCCATTACATCATACTTAGATAAGGCAGGTGATAAGCTGAATGAAGAAGATCTAAGAGAAATGTTAGATGCGGAAACTTGGTTATCTGCAGATGAAGCATATCAATATGGATTGTGTGACATTGTAGAAGAATCTAATGAAATGGTGGCTTGTTTAGATGATAAGTTTATGGAGCATTATCAAAATATCCCTTCAACGTTGCAGAAAACAACGATGTCTAGAGAAGAAATGGAATTAAGAGAAAAAATCGCACAAGAGGCAAAAGCTTCAAGCGAAATTACAAAAACAATTTTAGGAGGAATTTATTCATGAATAAATATAAACAAGGCTTTTTAAAATTAAACATTCAACATTTTAGTGATAGAACACTTTATGAGATGAAACAGAACTTAGCAACTATTGGTCAACAATTACAGAAAGTTGAAGGGGATTTATCACAAAAAGCAATTGATCCATCTGCAAGTATGGAAGATATTGAAGCGTTACAGAAATCTAAAGACGACTTGAAAGCACGTTTTGACATTATAAAAAAGCAACATGACCAAATGGAAGCGGAACAGATGAAGCAGTTTGAACAACGCAAAAATACTTCTATGGCAGGCTTATCTGAAAAGGATAAAATTGTTGCTGCTAAAGCAGAGTTTATTCGTGCTGCAATCCAAAAACGTGAAATGTCACAAGAAGCAAAACAATTAATTGCCATTCCAACAGGTAATGAAACTGGTGGAGATAAACTTTTACCAAAAACAATGACGAAAGAAATTGTTCACGAGCCTTTCACAAAAAACCAGTTACGTGAGGTAGCAAATGTTACAAATATTAAAGGATTAGAAGTACCACGCATTGCTTACACAATTGATGATGATGACTTTATCGGAGATGATGAATCAGCAAAAGAAATCGAAGCAAAAGGCGATACAGTTTCTTATGGGCGTAACAAGTTTAAAGTTAAAGTTAAAATTGCTGATTCCGTCATTCATGGAACAGATCTAGAATTAGTAAGCTTTGTAGATAATGCATTACGTTCGGGACTTGCTGGAAAAGAAAGAAAAGACGCACTTGCAGAAACGCCTGCAGAATCTATTAAACATATGTCTTTTTATAATGGTGTCATTACAGAAGTAGAGGGAGAAGACTTATATAATGCAATTGTGAATGCAATTGCTGATTTGCATGAAGATTTCCGAGATAATGCTAAAATTGTCATGTCATATAAAGATTACACATCTATTATTAAATCACTTTCGAATGGTAATACGTCATTTTATGATGCACAGCCTGAGAAAGTCCTGGGTAAACCAGTAGTGTTTGCTGATGCAGCAGTTAAACCAATTGTAGGGGATTTTAATTACTTTGGAATTAACTATGACGGAATTGTCTATGATTCGGACAAAGATGTAGATAAAGGAAACTATTTATTTGTCTTAACAGCTTGGTATGACCAACAGCGTACTTTAGATTCTGCATTTAGAATTGCGAAAGTTACTCCCTAATGTGCCCCCAGTAAAGGTGACTGGGGTAACGGTGGCACCTAAAACAAATAACCTTGAGGTAGGGGCAACTCGTCAATTAAATGTTACGATTGAGCCGAGCAATGCTGATAATCAAGAAGTAACGTTTGTATCTAATGATGAAGCAGTAGCTACAGTGGATAGTGATGGACTTGTTACAGCTAATTCTGAAGGCACAGCGACTATCACAGTTACTACTGATGATGGCGGCCTTACAGATACAGCAAGTATTAATGTAACTCTTCCAACAGATCCAGAAGGGTAAGTGATATAGATGGATATACCTGCGGATTTAAAGTCATTTGTAAATGAATATACCCGTGTAGATGAAGATGAGAGTGTAATTGATACTCTCATCTTTTCTGCTATTGAATATCTTAAAAATGCGGGTGTAGAAATAGAGGCACATCAAGAAAGTTTTCTGTATAAATTGGCCATTGGCATGTTAGTTACACAATGGTACGAAGAAAGAAAGCAAAATATCAGTACACGAGATGCAGCAGTGATGGAAAATGGTGTACAGACTATTATTTTGCAATTGAAATAAAGGAGTGAATTACGTGTATAAAGTATTACAACCGTTCAAGTGTAGACATCAAAATAATAAAGTATTTAAAGTTGATGATGAATACAAGTCGGTCGATAAAGAACATACACAAAAGTTAATCGATGAAAAGTACATTAAAGAATGTCCACAAAAACCAACTCAAAAGAAACGTTCTGTTGTAAAAGAAAAGAATGAAAAGAAATGAATCCCGGCATTTTAAGACACCGAATAAAAGTATATCGTCAACCAGATCCTGAGTTAGATTTAGAAGATTCAGGGCAACCTTTGGACGAACCTATATATCATAAAACACTATGGGCTGCTATTTTCCCATTGCGTGGAAAACAAGTCGAAACGGCGAAACAATATCATGAAGATGTAACGACAAGATTAATCGTGCGGTATCGTGACGATTTAGATCATACTATGTTTGCAGTTTATAAGAATATTAAATTTGACTTCTTGTATTTGCTACATGCAGATTATGCAGGAAAAGAACTGCATATTTACGCTAAGGAGATTAAAGATGGCTAGACGTAATAGTAATATGCGAATAAAGGTAGAAGGTGTTGAAGATGTTCTAAAGGCTTTACGTAAAGCAGATGAAGATTTGAAACGGGAAATGCACAATATTGTAGCTGAAGCAGTCGAAATTGTATTTCGTGAAGCGGATGCAAGAGT